AAGAACTTAAAGATTTCTTCGTCTCAAATTTTATCTATGAAGATTCATGGATTGGGGATTTAATGGATGGAACAGCTGACACTAATTTCAAGAATTACAAGAAGTATATCCAATCTCTATCTTATTCCTTTGAGAAAGATCAAGAGTTTCTTAAAACACAATGTGGGGGCATTGATGATTTGTTTCATGCTGACTCTACTAGTCATCCCACTATTGTCAAGTGTATTCTATCCAGAAGTATTCATCCGATCACTTATGCACTTACAGAACGGAAATTATCCTTCAGCGATACCTTATCCATAGATGAAGAATATGTTTGGCCAGAAGTTAAGTTAAGAATGAAGAAATTAGTACCATTTGTACCATATGATGTAGTGAAGATAACCGATATAATGAGAAAGGTTTGGACATGACATACGATAAACATCTATTTAACCAACGATTTTTTGAACAGAGTGCAATTTCAAGTCCTACAATGACTCAAAATATCATGAATCCAACGATTTCTTACCTCAATCTTGACAGTTTAAAGACATGTTATGTGGTAGGTAATGGGGTGTCTAGGACTGGGTTGGACTTAGATGTGCTTGGTGGGGACATATGGGGTTGTAATGCACTGTTTAGAGACTACCACTGTGATTACTTAACCATAGTAGATGTAAGTATTATGGGTGAGTGTTGCATGTCTGAATATCCTAGATATCATGATTGTTACTTCTCTGGAGAGTGGGAAGACCCATTACATAGAACTGATGAATACCCAGTGATTAAACAAACAATGGAAGTCCCAGTAGTAGAACATATACTACCTCAACATACACATGTCACTATGCATGGAAAGGGTAATGGTAATATAGGTATTCTAGAAATGCAATCAATAGGAGTAGAGGAAGATTACAGAATTAAAGAAATAAGAGGGCCAGAAGATGACCCATTCTTATTTGAGAATTTCTTTTGTGGAACCAGTGCAGCTGCAATGGCTTCCATGACAGGAAAGTATGATAACATAGTTTATGTGGGATTTGATTCCATATGGAATTATGATATAAATACTTATAATAACATTTATGCTGGAAGTGATTGTTATGTAAGGGATGATGGTCATACTGGTGAGAACGAAAGATTGAGAGAAGGTCTAGATGATCCTAACTCAGTCAAAGGAACTCAAACCAGTCAACTGAATCTTTTACTTGACAGATTCCAAAACATAAGTTATTATTATATGAAGGATGAATTAAGTGTTCATCCACTTAGTAAAACAGTGTTATACGATTAATACAATTAAAACGAGGAAAATATTATGTCTTTTCAAGACTTAAAACGAAGCCGTAGTGGGTTTGATACACTACAAAAATCACTAGAAACCTCTGGTGGTAACAATACCCAAAAATCTTATGTAGATGACCGATTCTGGAAAATCGAGATGGATAAATCTGGAAATGGATTTGCCGAAGTAAGATTTCTTCCTGCTCCTAATGGGGAAGATATGCCTTGGGTTCAATATTGGGATCATGGTTTTCAAGGGCCAGGTGGGTGGTATATTGAGAAATCTCTGACTACTCTCTCTAAAAACGACCCAGTTTCAGATTATAATTCTGAACTCTGGAACTCTGGTATTGAAAGCAATAAAGATATTGCAAGAAAACAGAAACGAAGGTTACACTATGTTTCTAACATCTATGTGGTATCTGACCCAGCACATCCAGAAAACGAAGGTAAAGTATTCCTATACAGATTTGGGAAGAAAATCTTTGAAATGTTAAAGGATAAAATGCAACCAGCATTTGAGGATGAAACTCCAGTTAATCCTTTTGACTTATGGGAAGGTGCAAACTTCAAAATCAAGGTAAGGAAAGTAGATGGATTCTGGAACTATGATAAGTCCGAATTCAATGCACCAAAACCTTTGTTTGAAGACGAAGACCAGTTGGAAGCAACTTGGAACTCACAACATTCTCTACAAGGTGTTATTGCACCAGATCAATTCAAGTCTTATGACGAATTGAAAGAGAAGTTGGACAGGGTTCTAGGACTTGCTGTTGCAACTGCAACTGCATCTACTAGATCAGATGATCTTACTGATGTAGCACAACCATCACCAATGCCGACTGCAAAAGAGACAGACATACCATTTGTTGAGACAGATGACAACTCAATGTCTTATTTTGAGAAGTTAGCAAATGATGTTTAATCTTATCCATTATTGATTTTTTATAAATATATGATGAAGGGGTAAGATACTTCGAGGAAATGCACCTAAGCGGCAGAGTGGTGTAGGTTGACGGCGGGAAGTGGGGCTAGAATCAACACTTTAATTCTCATCCAGAGAATTCAGAGGATTACAAATGAATTATTTATATATAGTACTGGCTATTTGTATAGCCTTTTATGCTGGTGTAACATACGCAGATGAACCCACCTATGTTGATGGAGTATCATCAATAATTAATAATAATTGTGTTGTATGTCATAGAGAAGGTGGGATAGGGCCTATGAGTTTTGAGTCTTATGAACAAGTAAGACCTTGGGCTCCTCTAATACAACACAAAATATCGACTAGAGAAATGCCACCTTATGCATACGATCATGGGATAGGTATTCAAGACCTACAAGGTGACTGGAGACTACCACAAAATGACATTGATATGGTAGTTAATTGGGTAAAAAATGGTTCTCCTTATGGGGATACAGATATCGTTTTACAGCCTCCTTTTCTTCCAGATTTAGATGCATGGTCATTTGAGGGTGACTTTGGTCAACCAAATTTAGTTATCCCTTCAATACCAATAGACATACCAGCGAGTGGTAATGATATGTGGCATAAACACTATGTCTCAACAGGGTTAACAGAAGATCGTTGTATTCGTGCAGTACAGGTTAAACCTAGAGGTGATGCAAAGTCTGTTGTTCACCATGCAAACTCATCTATTGAAGTGGGTGAACAAAGGTATGGTATGTTAACAGAATATGCAATGGGTAAGTGGGGTGAAATAGTACCTACTGGTGTCTGTAGAACCTTACCAGCAAATGCACAAGTATTATGGGATATCCACATGTTTCCCGGCGGACTTGGTACAATGTCCCAAGATGATATAATTAAAGATAATGTTGTTGAGATTGGTCTCTGGTTATATTCAGAAGAAGAGAGTAAAGAATTAACTTACAAACAAGACCTAAGTTTGTATAGGATTAGTAAACAGGAAGATATTGTCATCCCACCTAATGACTATTACATGACTCAAGGGTTTCATTCATTCGACCATCCAGTAAGGATTGACAGTTTTCAACCTCATGGACACTTACGAATGAACGCTGCAAGTATGGAGATATTTTATCCAGAAACAGGCATAACTGAACCAATAAGTCAGATTAGTAATTGGAGTGCAGTATGGCATCATAGTCATTTGTTTGATCCAGATGTTGCACCACTACTTCCTACAGGTGCAGTAATAGTATTGAAACAATGGTATGATAACACAAGTAATAATCCCAACAATCCAGACCCAGATCAATGGGTAGTTGGTGGTAGTAGAACAGGTGATGAGATGACTCATGCATGGTTAGCCGTTACACACTTGGATGATGAGGGTTATAATAAACTTAAATTGGAAAGAGGTATGAAATGAAAACTTTATGTATGTGTTTGATGAGTGGATGTATGTGTTTGACAATGGGTTGTCAACAAATAGCGGGAACAGATTTCTTATTTGATCCTGTGATACTTCCAGAATTTGAATGGGTAGAACCTGTAGAGTTTCAGAATAAACTTAGGACTTGTAGAAGTGCTGACTACTGTTCAGCAGATGAATTGTTTTAATGTACTTGACTGAAATTAGAGTCTGATCTCATAGACCCAGTAGCTCTGATGTTTCTATTTTTCACTTGATTATTTTGATTAGTTACATTACTAACATTTGTAATCATTAGACCAGAACCACCACTAGTAACACCAGCACCCGCTGCAGCTGCAATTGCACCACCAGTTACCATTGCTTGAGGAATCATCATGTTGGCCAGATTTGCAACTTGAACTGATGGGGTAATAGTTACTTCTGCATCACTTAATATTTCCATTGAATCTGCAAGTTTGTCAAGACTATCTGATGATATTCCATCTAATGCAGTACCTAATACACTGAAACTATTTGCAACTGTTTGAATTGCATTTCCTTTAGACTCTAATGTGTCTGGTAATTCTGCAACCTTTTGAAGTGTTTCTACTGTACCACCACCAAAGAAACTTTGAATACCTTCACCAACTCCAGACCAGAATCCACCTTCTCCAGCACTCATCGCTTCCATTCCTTTACCGATTGCTGTAATTCCAGGCCCTACTGACATTAACTTCTCTCCATTAAGTGATTCAAATGCCTTTAAGTCATTTGCCATCTTCTCTAATGGGCCTGGCCCTTTGTCATCAGTGAACATGTCTGCAATAAATCCTTTAAACGCTGCACCTAAACTACCAGTTGTAATCTTACTAAGTGCATCCATTCCCTCACCAAGTGCATTGATATTCTTTGCAACTTCTTTACCATCTACATTACCTTCTATAGTAGGGTCAAATGCTTTAAATGATTTTGCAAGTTTAGGTAGACCACCAGATAATGCACCAGCAAGACTTGCAAGGGGAGTAATCCATGCCATTGCAAGTAACCATCCCATAGACTTACCGATCTCTGATATGTTGTATCTTATATCATCTGCTGGTAAGTCTGCAAATGATTCAAATCCTTTTGATAGAACTGGAAGTGCTAGTCCCATTGCAGTTACACCTAATGCCATTGCAGCCAATGTAACACCGACTCCAACACCTAAGGCTGCAATTGCAAGTGCAAGACCACCAGCACCTACTACCATTGGCCCTGCAAGAGGCCCTAATGATGCAAATGCCATACCAAGTATTCTAATTGGTGCAGCTAGTAATGGGAGTGCTTTTGCAATACCAGCAATCTTCATTCCCATAGGCATACTCAATCCACCACCATCTTTATCTTTCTCTACTGGTTTAGTCTTGTCTGCTTTTGCTTTCTTGACCTCTGTTCTTCTCTTTTGTCTCTTATCTTGGATATCTTTCTTCTTCCAGAATGCTAACATACTTCGACTAGGATCATTCTTGTATCTTACCCAAGCATCCCTCATTGCAATTAACATTCTTAACAAGATAGATTTACCTAGTTTTGCAATACTGCCTAAGAATGGAATCTGTTGTAGGATACCACCAAGTGGCCCTGCAAGTCTAGTGAAGTCATCTTTAAATGATCCAGCAAGACCCTTTGCAGATAATTCACCTTTAGTGATTGATTCTTTTTGAGTATCTATGAATTGATTGAATGCGCCTGGGATATCTGAAAGAGTTGCTCTAAGACTACCAAATAATTTAGTATTGTCTTGAAGTACCCTTTGTTGAGACTTAAGTCTTGTTTGATGTCTCTTCATCTCATTAAGTTCAGCATCTTGGGTTGCATCTAGAACACCACCAGTGGTTTCATTTAGGAACTCTTCTCTGGCCTTTATTTGTTTTGACAGGTCAACTTGTTCTCTTGCATTTTCTTTTGCATTCTGCAATCTTTCTTTAGACCAACCATTTTGTTGTGCAATTGCTTCCAATTGTTTACCAGACATAGTTCTACCATCACTTCCCAGTTCTTTAAGGGAAGTTCTTGTAGTATCGTTTAGTCTATCAACTGCGTCTCTTTGATTTTCCACAAGGTCATGAAGTGCCTGTTCCTTTGCTTCGGCTTTATCTGCAAGCTTCTTCTCTTGTTTTAATCTCCGAATTTCTGCCTTCTGGGAACTATTTCTATGTTCTTCATTAACTTTAAGTAGTTCTTTCAGAACTTCCGACTTAGTTGCCCCTTTGGCGAATGCTTCTTCGATAGCTTTAGATGAACTTAAATCCAAACCTTCTTTGTCTTTGGTGTTGGCCATTTATTATTCCTGTTTACTTATTTTCCATTTGCATCAGACGCATGATCTTTGGATGCACTATTAACATACAATCCAAACCAAGCAGCTCCTGCTCCAACTAGTATTGATATCAGTCCACTTTGTTCCATAGTAGGTTCTGGTAAATCTATAAACCACATTACTACAAAATAAATGAGGAAGATATAAACACTTAAAAATGCACGAGGCCATATTCTCCATGCATCCACAGCTTTTGCAAGGTGTATCCATCTTTGCCATGGATTTCTTTTGTCTTGCAATTCTGGGTCAGTTGCTTCTCTCAGTTGATCTTTTAGGTCAGATACTTCTGCGGACATTGCCATAAACTTATCGAGGTCTATTTGAACCTCATTTCTGGTCATATCCATACTTACTTGATCTGGCATAACTAATCTCTCCTATTATAAATGAATAAGGTTATCTTGCCCTATTCTGTTCTTGTTTTCGTCTCAATTCCTCTTCTTCTAACCATTGCATTAGAAGAGAAATATAAATCTCCCTCTCCCACGGCAGTTGTTGTTCCAATTCTTGTAAACTATAATTGTGATGTTGCATTAAACCGAAGTTTGTTTGCATATAGTTTGCAAGATTGTCATGTGAGAGGGCTATCCGAAAAAATTTGCAAGTCCTACCAACTCTACTTCATTTTCATGTCCACAACCTTCTTTACTACATTTAAAATTAACTGTATAAGAAAGCTTTGGAAGTTGTTCAAAATATGCAGATATCTTTTCAAAGTTTTCAGATGATAAACTGTCTATAAAGACTTGTAGTTCATCTTCCTCAAAGTCTGCTCTGTTATGAACAAACTCCTCATCAAATACACTCTCTACACATTCCCCAACTAACTTAAACAATGTTTCAACATCTAATACTTCTTTCCCTTCTAACAATCTCTCGACAGTGCCGAAAGAAGGTGGTGAAAGATTGATACCTACTTTATCGTCTAACATAATCTTTCCAGATTCCATGTCACCTTCTGATAACTGGACTTGTGAAAGATCAATTTCGTAGTCATTAGGACTATCGCACTCATCACATGTAAACCTAACTGGTGCAGTCTCACCTACTGATTTCATTCTTATCTGTAGGAATAACCATTCTAGATCAGGCCCTGCAAGTGTCTTGACATCTATATCATCTAACAAACACCACTGTGTTATGTTGATGAGTGCTGTTCCAATAACATCTGCACTACCATCTTCTAATGCAAGTAAAAGAGTTCTTTGTTCCTTTACTGTGAATGGATTAAACTTCACCTTTTGTTTACTTATTGGTAATTCAACTCCATATTCAATCTGATTTACCTTTGGTAACGACATAATATATTCTCCATCTTATAAATGGGTATTACTACCCAAATAGTTCTTCTTCAAGTTTCCTAGTGATCTTTCTTCCTAGTTTCTTACCAAACTTTTGAATAACACCACCAAGAAAGTTATCGGCTTTAGGGTTCTTAAACTCACTATGCCAATATCTATACATAAATTGTGCATTACATTTCGTGAAGTCTGAACTTCCACTACTAAATTGCATTTGACCTAATTGTAAGGGCCATGCATCTGCAAGTACACATCTGTATATTACTTGTCCATATTTATCTAGTTGTTCTAGATAAATTGTTCCTTTATAATTATCGAAATAATT